CAACCAACTGCTCTTGTAAACTAAGATTTTCTTGTCTTAGTTGAGTGATTTCCTGCTGTAATGCTTGAATCTCTACGTTAATAGCTGCTCCTCCTATATAGGCACTACTTTGATTTACTAAATACTGATGAGAGTTGGATTCCCCTGTTTTAGGTATATCGTAGAATAATTGACCGTATGTATCGAAGAATTCCTGGATTGAAGGTATCGGTGCTGTTGATCCTGTTGTTGTAGTTCCGCCAATTGTTAATTCCGTAAAAGAAGTGTCAACAACCTGTCTATACTGTTGTTTCTCGAATACTTGTTTACTTAGGTCAATTGTTGAACTCATTATACATTTACAACTTTAAAGTAGTATTTATCATCTAGTACTTGGGTAGATCCGCCGACGGTAGTTTTTATTAAGATTTGGTAATATCTTTCCGGTTCTAAGCCGTTCATATACACATCAAAATAGTTACTAGTAGAATCAGCACTAATCTTAGTATACGTACTATCGAAATCAATTACAACTTCATTTGTATCTAAATCTTTTATACTCCAGTAAGAAGCTGTAGGTAAATAATAATTTGTAGTGTAGAATGAAGATGTATTAAATACCCGAGGTGGGAATTGAGGTCTTACATTAACTCTAAACCTTTGAATAGATTCTGGATGAAATGTTCCGGTGTTATTAGGTAACGTAACTACTACGCTTGGATCTGTTATTGTTGTTTGAGTTGATGATCCTGTATTATAAACAAAATCATTCCATCTGATTTCTAACTGCGGTGGGTAGATTGTATTAGTATCTACAGAGAAATACTTAAATTGAACTCTTTTTGCTTCATCCGTAGAGAATTCAGCAGAATCTTGCTGCTTAATAATAAACCCGTCGTTTACTATTGATCCACTATACCAAGCAAGAACTGTATTAGTTATGTTTAAGGAAATATCAAAATCACTTCTATACTGATAAGAAGCGCTTTGAGCGTAAATAGATGCAGTATACCAGTTACCTCCTCCGGGATTAGATGATGAGAAGGATGCAGTTGCTCCGGTGGTTGTAAACCCTGCTGTTTGCCATGCTCCAGAACCAGAAGATGTTCTAAAATTCCAACTAACTCCGTTTTCGGTTGCTGGTGAGTCTTGATACTTACCTGTTCCGTTTTGCCATGAACCTGATACGGGGTAGCAATATAAAGTTGTTTCTTGTCCAAGTCCTTCTACTTTTGCTACAAAAACTTTTAAGTAGGTTGCAATTGAACCTGTAGCTTTAGTATTTATGGCGTCTAGGATTTCTGACTGGTTAAATTTAATTAAGAATCTACTCGCGGCAGGCTCACCTCCGTCGATGTCAGTTGAAGTAGTAGCTTCAATGATTTCATCAATACCGGCATTCATTGCTGGGTATTCACTATACAGGGTAGCGTCTTTCTCCGGGAAGATTTTGTAAACTGCCATTTGTTATAAATAGGAATTAAAGAGAAACTACTCTGCCTTTAATGTCTACGTCTGGGTATTTAACTTCAAAGATCATAGGATCAATAGAAGGATATACTACGTTGTCAATTGTTGCACCTTTAGTATCATAAGAATAGTTTGAATAACCTAAAGCTTCTCCGGTTAGGTTTACAATCTCAACATTTTTAACTGTCTGCACTCCATCTACGTTATCTATTAATAGATTTAAGTTCTTAAGTAGGATTGGTTGGTTTATTTGCCAGTTATTGATATTAAAATAATCTCTAACTGCTGTAATTGCTGCAAGGATTACTTCGTTACTATTATAGTTAGGAGCAACAGTTATTTCAAAATTAACTCCTATATTAATAACGAATGCATCTTTTACTCTAACTGAATCACCAATTACCCTATATTGAGATAAATAAGTGTTTAAATTCTGCTTTAATGCAGTTGATGCATTGACTAAGTGTTTACTTCTATCAAAAGTTAATACGTATAGATCTAATGTTGTAGGTGTTTCTCCGATACCTAAGTTAGCTATCTTCGTTTTTTCTATGTACGCTTTAGCTACAACCCCATACTTAGCGGGCATAGATAGAGCTCTAACTAAATAGTCATCCTGTGTTACGTTACGTAACTGTGTCTGGTAATTTGAAAGGGTGTTCTGTCTGATCTCTTCTATGCTATCTCCATCTTGTCCGCCTACGGCAGCAGTTGGGTTGTTTATAGCAAGAGATGCTCTATAGGTGTTAGCTGTACTAGCGTTTAGGTTTGAATTTAGAAAACTAACAGTTCCGTTAATGTTTGTTATTGAATTTGCAGGAACGTTAGCTTCTACTCCCCCTCCGGTTAAGTACCGTACTGTTAAAGTGGTATTTGAAGGAGCAATTCCGTAGGTCTTAGTAAATATAAAGTTGGTGGGTGAGTAAGCAGTTGTAAGCTTGGATTGTTCAAAAGGAAGTCCTAACCCTACGTTATTTGTATTCGGGACTATATTTTCGTCAGTATCGTTAGCAGTACCGGCGCCAAACTGTATTTGAAGCGATCCTGAATCTAGGAACCTGGTTGCAAATCTTCTCTGCACTTGCTCCAACTGTAAAATATAGGGAGTGTCAGCGTTGTCGGTTGATCGGTTGGGATCATTCGGGTTGGTATTTTTGATTCCACTGTAGATAGTATCTTGAGCTAAGTAGTCTACTTCGTACCATACGTTACCGTCACTATCAGTGATATCCAGGATACCTACTATGTTATTTGCTGATAATATTCTAGTATCAAATTGAACTGGGTTTGTAAATGTATAAGTAACAGTGTTTATTGTTGAGGAGATTGCCTGTCTGCTTTTCTTTAATAAGTAACTTACTGGATCTGATCCTGCTGCTTGGAAGATGGTGACTTCTGTAGGATCTTGGGAAGATGAAACAGAAAAATCAACGCTATCTTGAACTAAGAATCTTATAGGGGAGCTTGTAGTTGTGGATACTACTGCGTTGTTTTGTATAAGGAGAGCGTAATCAAAATCCGGGATGTAAGTGCTTCCTGACAGTTTAGAGGGTATCTGTTGATAGAAATCAATAGTTGTTGTAGCAACTCCTGTTACATTTGGTTTGTATCCAAACATATACGCTAATTCAAATAAGTTATCGGTTTGACGAGCGTATTGTAGGTATGTTTCTTGAATCTGATTGTCTAGGTAAAAAGACATTACATCTCCAACATAGGCAGCCATTTCCATAAACATCATTCCAGGAGATGATGGACTGAAGTCATTGTAGGTTGTGGGGAAATAAGTCTTAGCATAATCTATCAGGGAAGCCCTTAGTGTGCTAAAATCTTTATTTAAATACTTTATATCTCTTTTTACTGCCATTTTAGTTGAGTGTTATTTCTAAGCTATCTGTAACTCCAATATCCCTAATAGAATATGTTAGATTCATAAAAACCTGGTAAGTGTCCGGCTGAACATTTATTGTTAGACTGTCTATAGTTACACTAGGAAAGTAGCTACTTATTAAAGTTTGAATATCTTGCTCTAGAGCTGCTCCTGTGTTGTTGTTTAGTTGTTCAAAGATATAACCTTGGATACCTGCTCCGAAGGCAGGATTCATATATCTTTCTCCAGTTCCGGTTAGGATATAGTTTATTAAGTTAGTTTTAGTAGCTTCTCTAGTAGTGTATGTAGAAGAGAATACACCGGGAGCAGTATAAGGCACCCCTACTCCTACCGCAACTCTAGGTTTAGTATCAATAGGGAATATCTTCTTTGCTCCGAATGCCATTACTTCTTACTTATAAGACCCATAATCTGGTCAAGGTTAACTTCTCCGCCAGGTAACGCAGAACCTTCAGTGGCAGTGTTTGTAGTAGCAGGTGGTCTATAACCTGGCTGTTGGCCGAAACCAAGGGCTTTATTAGCAGTCATAGAGATGTTTCCGTTCCTGGCATCCATCATATCTCCTAATAGTTCTCTATATCTCTCTCTTGCATTGATAGGGGAGGGCGGTTGTGCTGAAGGATTAATCGGTGATGCATAACTCTCTTGAACAAGTGTTTTAGGAGCTCTTACTGCTTCTAGTAGAATTTCTTTTAATTCCTCTTGGATAGCTTCCTTTACAGCTTCTTTAATAAGTTTTTTAAATACTCTGGTATCCATTTTTTATTTTTTTAAATACTCTGGTATCCATTTTTTATAAATATTTCTTAATTGGCTCTTAGGTTATCTCTATTGATTATGAATTTTAACTCTTCAACAAGCACTTGAGGGTCTTGAGTAAAGGAAGGTTCTGTCTGTAATAGGACTATACCTTGACTGTTCTTAGCTTGACCAATCTTTTGATTCAATGTAGGGCTAAATTGCTTTTCTACGATAGAGAAGGTAAATCCATTATAGACTTCGTTTATAATAGAGTTGTTTGCTAGTTTTATAGTATCTACCAATCTTATTACATCTGTTCCTAATGCATTAGGTTGTTTTCCGCATTTTTGTAATACTAGATCTACGACTTGTAAAAGTGTTAGTATCGACTCTAAACCTTTAGCAGCATCAGAAATAAAAGATGCACCGTTAGTTAGTGCTCTCTGTAGTTCTGGAAGTTTAGGAGTCCCACTGGTCTTAAACGTAATTAATGTTCTTAAATCATCTAGGTCACTTAATAATGCAGTTACTGCTCCAGGCACTAGCGGTGTTAATTTTGTAGCTGCAGAAGTTGCAGTTTTTAAAATTGTAATTGCATCTAAAGTAGTTGCGGTTCCATTTACGATCGGTGTTAATGCTTGTAATGATGTATCAACTATATTGATATACTTTGATGTATTTTCAATATCTACTCCTAGTGAATTTCTAATCTGAAGTACTTTGTTGAGTATCTCTTCAGAAGGACATAAGTTTGGTAATGTTGGATTTGTAGTATCTATGCCTTCTATTCCTAGCTGTGCAGCTAAGGTTGTGATACTGGTTACAGCTTTATCCTTTAAGTCTTCAATCTTTTCGTTAACTGTTTGATTGATTTTATCTAACGGACTTAGCTGACTTGCCTGACCTACGGTGACTGCTGCAGAAAGAGCTGCTTGTAGTTTTAAAGTTCTCTTAAAAGCATCCCTCTTAGCTGCTTCTGTCTCTC